AATTCTATGAAAATTCTTTGACTCGTTAAAGTCATCATAGTAAGGTGAGAGGTTAAAGTCAGTTGGACTTGGCATTTAACTCTCCTAAAATTCTATAACCAGTTTAATATTCTCTGTTTGGTCAGCAGCTCTTGTAATAGGCGCTCTGTTTTCAATGTAAAGAATATCACCAGAGTCAGCGTCAATTTCTGCACTAGAATATCCACTTGTAAATACTTGGCTGTTAATTGTGCTTGATGATGTTGTTGGTGTGCCGTTAGCACTAGATGATTGACCTGTAATTACATTTTGTCCACTAAATGCTGTTTGATTTCCGTTACTATCAACACCCTCATCATTGTGTCTAGTTTGAATGTAATATAAAATATTGTTTGTTGAGTCCCACTCTACAACTTTACCAACTGCACCTGTTGACGCTTGATTTATTTCTTCATCAATTGTAAATGTTCCTGAAACACCTGAAAGGTTAATTGCTTTTGTACCTCTCATTGTAGTTGATGTGGCAGCTGAACCACCTGAATTCGGATCCCTAATTAAACAAATTTTTCTAAAGTCATTTGAAACTGTAAAGTCACTTGTGTTCGAACTTTCTGTTCCTTCAAGTGATGTATTCATCATTACATAAAAACCACCTAATTCTTCTACTGCATTAAATCCGTGACCACCTTTTGGTTCAATGATTACATCTAATTCTGCACCTGTTAAACCAGTTGCACCAGCAGATACGATTTGTGCATTACTGATTGTACCAAAAGTATAACCTGTTCCTGGAGTTGTAACTGTAACTGATGTAACTGCACCTGAAGTAACCGTAACTGATACTATTCCGTTTGAACCGTCACCTCTGATTGCAATACCTGTATGAGTGCCGTCTGCACCACCTGAACCGGCAGTTTTAATTTTTACAATGTTAATTGCACCATCAACAGCGGCTGATGATACAGTTGAGTTTGTCGTTACTGCCATAAAGTCAGTTGACAAGAAATTTGATTGTTGCGAAGCAGATAAGGTGTACATAAATTTCCACTTATATCCATCAGCAGTTGAAATAATATCTGGTAGTGTTGTAGATGGTTCTACAGTTGAAGCTGCATTATTATTGTTATCTAAACACTTATAAACATTTCTAGCACTTGTTAATACATAGAAAGTTGAATCATGTAATGTTGACGCACCACTATTCGCATTAATAACCGTTGTATTACCTGTCGCATAATCTCCATAGTCGTGTCTGTAAATATCGTATGTAGTACCTGTTGTCCAGTTTCTTCTTGGAATTGCAAAGGTCACATCTGTAGAAGTAATTTTTTTAGCCGCTAATAAATCATCAAAAGGAAATGTTTGAGCAGTAGTGTTATCTGCTGGTGTGATTGGAGCAGCGTCTGTTCCTTCATTATTTGTTCTTCCGTCTGCTCTTGTAGATACAGCAAAAGGTTGAGGTCTCCCGATACCTAGGTAAAATGTATTACCTGAGGATTCAGAAAAAGCCTCTGAAAATTGTTCACTATTGTGAATTCTAAATCTGTCTGTTATAATTGCTGGCATATTATTTTATTTCTTCCTTAACTATATTTATACAAGTTTTCACCATCTTACGATAACCTTTTAATGATGAAGTTTCTATTACTCATTTTCATATTTGTTGAGTCACCCATATATTCCACTTTCCATTGTATTGTATCATTAGCTGCAAATTGATATATGAATGAACAAGCACCTATTGACTTACCTGTATCAGTTGAGTTCTCAGCCGTAGAGAAAATTTTAGATATAGGACCAAATTCCGTTCGTGCCTCTTGTATAAATGTGCTATTATTTTTATAAGCATAAATATACATTTGTGACCAATCGTCTTCATTAGTAGGAGCATTTGATACTCTTGCCTGACCTGTAAAATTAATTTCATATCTACCTGCATTAGCAATTGTTACAATTTTCTTATCGGTATCAATTGAAAAATCGTTTGCGTCTGATATGTATTCAGTAGCGCCAAAATCCATAGCAGTTAGAGATGTGGTTATTGTAAAATCAAAATGCGATTGAAAGTGTGCGATTGAAGTATATAAACCTCCACCACCTGCACCTAAACCAGATGTTAAATTATTTGCAATTGTTCTTGTTATTGTTCCCATTATAGATACCTAATTGTAATTTCTGCCGTATTTGACGGCGCCGTTGCCATGGTCAATGTTGTTCCTGAAATAGTATAGTCATCTGTTGGCACTAAACAAATACCGTTTACATAAACTAGTAAATCGTCTACCACTTTTCCTGCTGTAATAGTATATCCTGTTGTTGAACCGTTACCTGTATATTTTTGTACTGAAGGTATTTTTTGTTTAATATACAAAGTACCATTCATAGCATTGTGTGAAGCACAAACATAGTAACATGTTAATTGGTCACTAGGCACTTCAAAGTATAAAATACCACTTGTTTGGTTTTGTGCATTTACACCAGTTGTAACTGTACCGTCTGTAGCAACATGTGTTAAACCTGTTGTAAGTCTATTTCCAGAAACATAGTTTCCTGATGTTGATTGTATTACAAAAGGATGTGAACCACTTAAAGCAGATAAATCAAATGCAATAGTTTGACCTTGTTTTGCATAAATTGTTGGATTGTCTGTAGCACCATAATGTCCAAATCTATATGATGAACTTAAATTATATGTTACTGCTAATCTAACTGCTGTGTCTTCATATGTTGCTGTAGATACTGATACATTACCTGGATTAAATCTACCTTGTGATGAACTCCATATTAATGCTTGTCCGTCTGCGACACCAACAATGTTAACATTTGATAAAGCACCAACTGAAGCATTTTCGTTAATTAGTTTTGTCCAACCACCTGTGTCAGCAACATAAGCTTCATTACCAGTTGTATCATAAGCAAACATTCCTTCGTAAGTTGTTTCATTTGGAAAAGCACCTGTACCTGCAAAGTTAAATCTGATTTTTGAACCTGAAGATGTATTATCAAATACACCTGTAACATTAGCTGATGGAATATTTGTGATTGTGTTATCTGCACCACTTATAGTTTTATTAGTTAATGTGTCTGTAGATGTTTCGGTTACAATTGAACCGTCTGTAGCAAAAGAAACTTTATTGTCGGTAACTGTAGTTGTAATACCTGAACCACCTTCAAAAGTTAAAGTTTGACCTAAACTTACTGCGTCTATAGTAGAGGCGTCATCTTTAATTGATAATGTAGGAAAAGTATTACCAGCACCTGTTAAATTTTTATTTGTTAATGTTTGAGAAGCGGCCGTGTCAACTAAAGTTGCGTCTGAAACCATTGTGTTCACTTCAGCAAAAGTACCTGAAAGAGTATTGTCTGTTAAATCAATAGTTTTATTTGTGATTGTGGCAGTACCAGTTGCTGTCAATAGTGAAGCAGCGTCAGCAGCTATTGTCAATGTGTTACCTGATAACACACTAGTTATAGCATTACCACCTAAAATTTTTAATGTTTCACCATTAGCAGAAATTGTCGCAACTGTAGATGAATCGTCTGCGATTTTAATTGTACCGTCAATGGTAGTACCGTTACCAATCGCTGTGTAAATTTCATCAAAATTTAAATTGATTTTATTAGCACCTGCACGGAGATTATCACCTGTTCCGTCGTTTGCGTTAGTACCTCTATTTACTGTAAGTTTTGCCATGTTTGCCTGTTATCTCTTTATACTATTTATAAGGTTTCTACGGTGTTGTATCATCAAATGTTAATGTTCCTGAGTCAAATTTAGTTAATGTGTTACTGAACAAGTCTGCGTTTGTTCCGATTTCACAAGGAAACGCATATTTCATTTTAATTAATTTACCTATCTCATTTGAAGTAAATAAGAATATAGGAACTTGTTGTCCGTCAAGAGCTGTTTTAGTACCCTCAACTCTCAACGCACTCAAATTTTGAAATGAGTTTGCGTGTGAACCAATATTACTATTACCAAATGCTGTATTAGCATATTTATTCAATGAACTGTATCTAGGTCCACCGTATGCATAACCACTTCTAATATCATGTATTGTACCTGAGCCATCTGTAAATAGATTTCTTGGTCTACTTAAATAATCAATTGTTATGTTTTCTCTAGTTGCCGTCAAATCTCTAGTGTTTGCGTCAAATGGGTCCCTAAAGTCATTACTTACATCTGAATTACCACCTACTTGTGCTTTTGTTCTTAATGATGAACCATCACTATCTGTTCCTAATCTTCTACCAAATACTGTTACGAATAATGTATTGACAAGTGATAGTAATGGTGCCTCTAGTGTACCAGATGTAACACCTTCAACTGGTCCTTTTGCTGTAACAACAATTCGTGACTCAATATCTACTTGTCCTGTAAAGTAGAATCCTGATGTGTGCATTGTCTTTTTAAATGCGTCACGCCATCTTGCGATTGATTGACCAACTTTGATTACATAAGAGTAATCTTGATAATATAAACTGTCCTGAATTCTCATTGTTGTTTCAGAAAGTTTACCTCTTTCACTAATAAATGCACCGTCTGTATCTGACACAGCAACAACATTTACCGTGGCTGTTGAAATATCTAATTTTTTAAGTTTACAAGTACCAGATGAGGATGATGTTATTGTTTCATCAATTACAAAACTACCTGTTACTGATTTTACTCTTAATAATCCTCTATCATTATCAAAACTATCTACTATACCTGAAGCTCCGCCTGCGCCTGAAAGTGTATCTCCTTTAATAAATGAACCTACAATATTTGTAACAATCATGTTGTTGAAGAAACCTAAAACTGGTGGAGTAGGATTTTGTTCATAACTTCTACCTAATCCAACTGTTTTTAATCTAGTAATTCTACCAATGTCATCACCATATGCTTTGACATTAGCACTTGAACCTGTAGATGAATTAACTGTTACAGTAGGTAACGAAGTATATTGTCCACCACCGTTTGTTAAAAATACTTTTTCAATAGTTTGCAAGCCTGTAAATTTTTCTTGCATAATAGTATTACCTGTATATGCGTCACCTTTTGTAGTTTCATCTTCTAAAACAATACTATCTTCAACACCTGTTGCAGCTGTTATATTTCCATTTTGGTCAGCAATACCACCATTAATAACACTTATAAAACCGGCTGCGTTATTTCCACCTGTGTCTGTGTTATTAAATACTAAAGGGTCGCCTACTGAATAACCAGTACCTTTATTGTCTAATACAATTTCAGTAATTTTTCCAGGTCCTATATCTTCGATTTGAAATAATGCACCCTCACCACCGGCAGTCAAAGTAATAATATCACTTGTTAAATTTAACGAACCGTCATTTGTAATGTTTTTTGTACCAGGTATACCTGTAATATTTGCTTTAATAAAGTAATCGTCTGTATCAGCTGTTGTACCTTGTATTTCTTCACCTACAACAAATGTTCCTTGAATACTATCTGCATTTAGAATTAATTGTGTAACTGTAGAAGCACCAATCTGGAATGTAGATGTATTTTCTACAATAGCAGTTGTGTCTGAAGTTTGACCTGTTATTGTTCTACCAATTAATAATGTTGCGTCACCTACTGTTGCAATAACTCTTAATACTTTTAAGGTATCGAATTGTCCATCGGATGCCTTAAGCATTTGTTCTCTAGGATAAATTGTTTCTGATTGTTCACCAAATAATATTCTAAAAAACATCTCATGGCCACGAACTGAACCTTTTGACCTATAAAGTGATTTAATATTTTTAATTAATTTTCTTTTATCAACACTTGCAGCTAAATTTTCTGGTAGTGTTGCTAAAAACTCATCTCTCATTTGTGTTAAGAAATGGTTAATAACTCTATCTGGATCCCTAAAGTTAATTAAGTCTGTAATATTATTTACAGGATTAGGTCTGTAGTTTGTAACATTTGCTTGAGCGCCTGAACTTGCACCTACAATAATCTCACCATCTATAAATTTATCTTGTGCTGATATTATTAATCTATTATTTGCAATGTCTTCGACTAATACATTTGCTGTAGCTTTTGATGTTTGACCTGTTACTATCTCACCTCTAGTAAATTTACCGTAAGTTGATTCTTCTAAAAGAATTTTATCACCAGAATCTAGGAATGTTCGAGCTGTGTCTTTACGACTAGAGTTTAAAACTAAATTGTTTGTTTGACCTGTTTCTGATTGAAGTAGAATACCATCTGTGCCCTCAATAGTATCAACAGATAATTCAGCTGATTCTAATAATTGATAATAGACTTTTAAAAATTCGGCAAACTTTGGGTGGTCAGCGACAACAAATTCTGGAAGTTGGCTGTTAAGTATTGTTGAAATTTTATCATTAAATTTTGCCATTGGTCATTAATAACTTGATGTTGTTGTGTAGCCTACACCAGCATCAGCCGAGCCTCCCACAAATGCGTCTGCTGAAACCGTGATAATAGAATTAGATACATCTAACTCAACAATTTGGTCTCTTACAGGAACAATATCGTTTGAATCTGGTGTAACAGTTATTTCAACAACAGTTGAAGTAGTAGACCTAATATTTGAAATAGAAGCAACATTTAAAGAATTCAATGTAATTTCTCCTGTAGAATAATCTATTGTACCTTGTGATTCATTTGCGTATGTTCTAATACCAGATGATAGATAATATCTTCTTACATTACCTGAACCGTCATCATCTAAAAACATTTCAAAGTCACTACCTGTAACTTTAAAACCAGTTGAAGATAAAATACCACCAGCAGCCATATTATGTCCTGAATGTGGATTGAATACAGCATTTCTAAAGTAGATATTATATTTTTGTGATGAACCTAAAGTAGGTGTAAATGTTTTTCTAATTTTTACAGTTGTAATATTAGATAGAATACTATTATCAACATTGTCAATTATTCCTGTTAATTTAGAATGTCGATATATTGAATCAAACTTTTGTAGTGTATTTGTATTGTAATTTGTAATAGCAGTAATAATTTCTGATTTTAATGTATCACTTGATTTAGTTGTTGTTGAGGTATTATATTTTACATTTGATGTTAACAATACCGAAGTAGTTTCTGGATCCACAATTTGAGGAGATACTGAAGCTACATTATATGGTTTTAGTTTATTAACAATATCTTGTTTAGTTGTTTCTGTAAGTGTTGAACCTGAAGCAGCTTTAACACCAATCTTTACAATACCATATCTTGGCGTTTCATCATCTTCACCACCCCACGCACTTACTGACAATGCATTAGGATAAATTTGTTTTACCAAAGTTTCATAATCAGTTGTTGTAACAGCTCTCTCTTGAGCTGCATAATTTAATGGTGCATTTAATCTAATTGATTCGTCTGTTTCACCAGCTGCACCACCTTGAGAAGATGATACTGTAGAAATTGTAGTATTAGTAAAACCACCAATATTTCCTGATAAAGCAAATGAACTAGCGCCATTTGAATCTTCAATATTTGTAACAATGTATTCTAGTATAATAATATTACCGTCTGCTAATGCTTTACCATTTACACCATCACCAAAATAAATTTCATATTTGCCGTCTTGGCCTTCTTGTATAAAATAAACTTTAGATTCAGTAGTTACATTATTATAACCACCTGCTAATGAATATGTTTCTGTTGTTGTGTCACTTGAACTGTTTTGAACTTTTACTAATAAAGTAGAAGTATCAGCTCTAGCACTTGGTATGATAAATCTTTGGTCAACATCCGTAGTATCAGCTGTATATTTAAATGTTACTAAAGTGCCCTCGTAAATAGAAACATTATTGAATTTGTAAATACCGGCTGAAGGTGTAATCGTAACATCCGAGTTTGTTACATACTGATAAGAAACATCATCAACACTTGTAGTGAAGACAGTACCTTTATTCATAGTAACACTTGTACCTGTAGCATTGTTCAATGTAATATCAATAGCCGCCATTGGCGCTCTAGGTGATGATGGTGTGTAACCAATCATCTTTGCTAATGATACAATATTATTTCTTATGTCAGCACTATCAAGATATAACTCATTTGTTGCCATGTTAGCAAGATAAGCTAGATAGTGAGTATTGTAAGATAAAATATCTAAAAGAATATTTAAAGAACTACCTTCAAAATCATAGTCTTGAAATTGTTTTTGACCTTGTAAAAAGGATTTTAAGTTTAGTTTGATTGCGTCAAAATCGAAATCAGAAACTACTAACTTATGTTGAATGGTTGACATTTATTATCTTACCCTTTGTAAAAATGTTTGTACTTGTTGTGGACCTGATACGCCAACAACATAAAAATAAATATCTACAACTAATCTATTTTTATCTTGGTCATCATCCACAGAAACATTTTGTAATTGTATTCTTGGTTCGTAGTTAATTAAAACTTCTTCTATTTTTCTCTGTAGAAAAACCCTTGTCATAGGTGTAAAGTTTTCAAAAAGTAATTCTCTAATACCACAACCTAATTCTGGATGAAATGGTCTCTCATAAAAGTTAGTTTGAATTAAATTTCTAACTGACCTTTTAACAGCCACAACATTTTCAACTACAGCAACATCATTTGTAACTGCGTTTCTATTAAAGTCTAAGTCAATATCCCTAAACTGTCTGGAGTTTCTTGTACTTTTACTTTGTGTTTGTGAATCATAGACTGCCATACGGATATTTATAAGGTTTTTCTAACCGTTTGCAAAAACATTACCAGAACCACTAGTCATAGCACCAGCGTCTG